CGTTATATCGTTCTAGGACGACTTGATTAGTCTTACTAACTTCCGCTTCTCGGCGGTTCCTCTCATCGAGAGGGCGAAGACGCTCATCTAGCATCTTCTTAATGGCCTCGGTCTGAACAGTACCCATGTTCTGGCCGAGTAGTCGGTTCAAGTCTACACCTCGGGCGGCCACTTCGGCAAGGATAATCTGCGCGAACTGAGCCGGGTTGTCCTTGAACTGCCTCATCATATCCAAGGCGGCGGCCGTCTCGTCGTAGTTGAGGCCGAGCCGCTTAGGCGCACCGTTGAGGAAGTTCTGACTCGCGATGTCTTGGCGTAACTTAGTTACACTCTGACGCTCCTTATCGAGCATCCCCTTATATCGTTTATTCTGCTCGTCTAAACGTCTAGCACGGCCAGCAGGAGCAATAACATTCCCACGGCTATCAATAACGTTACCAGCTTGATCGTAGCGGATTTCTTGCTGCTCATCACGCATCTGCTGCGTTGGATCAGTCTCAGTCTCAGACGGAGTAACACCGCTCTCTATGGTTGCTTCCTCTGCCTCGTCACCTTCTACATCGGGTTCTGCGGCGGCAGTATCATCAGCCTCGTAACCCGGAATTTCCCCGAGTAGATCATTCTCAACTTCGTCATTCATCGTTGTACGATTAGCCATTGTTATTGTCCTTGAGGTGGCATCGCGCCGTTAGTCGCTTGGGGTGGCGGTGGACCCTGTGGTGATGGAGGTTGTTCGTTATTTGGAGCGCCAGAGGGCGCGGCTTGTTCACCGCCCATTGCTCCCTGTGCCCCCTGTACTTTCTGCATAATCGCAGTCAACGCAGTTCTAACTGGTACGCCTTGACTAATTGCCTTACCGAGAGCCATCTTCGCCTGTGGAGGCAACTGATTAACAAGAGCCTCAATCTCCTTAACAGCGGCTTCAGGATCACCTTGTTCCTCCTGTTCCGGTGCGATCTGTTTCTCGATCCCTTGTCGGATCATCGTCCAATCTTCTTCAGTAATAACAACCTCATCGAATGCACGCTCGAATACGCGCATGAGTACCAGCATCGCCGCTGGAATTGACTTACCAAACTGACCGAGCACCTGCCCGACCTGCATGGCCTCTTCCTTCTTACTACGCGCAGTCGGTTTGAGAGCACTACCACCTACGACACGCAGCGAGAACTTCTGATGAAACTGGTAAGGCTCCATCGGCATGACCTGTGACCATATTTCGGCACATTTATCCTCGATCAATGCCCCGACCATCTGTGCATCCATCTTCTGTACGCACAGTTCGAGTAGACCGACACCAATGTCACCGATGAAATCCTCGATCATATCGATCTTTTCATCGAGCCTCGTCTGTGTCTGTCCTTCATAGGTTTCGATGGCCTTATTCGTAGTGTTAGTCTTGTACTCAACACCACGCATAACGTTGGTGACACTGGATACACGGTCGATAGCTTGTAGATACGGTTGCACGTCGAAAATCTGCATGAATGCAGCACTTGGAGGGGGCATCGAAAATACGATATCTGCCATCTTCTTCTCGGGCGGCAATTCAATTCCAAAGGCACCACCTTTCTCCGCACCGTCTAACCATGCGGCAATAGCATCGGTATCTTTGATCGAATTCTTATCGTACATTATATTCTTACGTGCCCATGCGATTGCACGGCGGCGTTCGGAGTGGATTTCGTTGATCGCATCTTGCTGATCGAGGTAGTACATCACTTCGGATCGAGCATAATCACTCTCTGGGTCAGTGTAGAACTCCAGACAGTACACAGGGAAGAACCGCGAGAGCTTATAAGGGTCGTCCCACACCCATACAGGATAAGTCCAGTCCAAGTCGTGGAACATGAGGCATCGTCTGGTAACTTTGTCCCACACATACCATATTTTCGTATAACATGATGACTTGAATGTCTCCTCATCGTCGTACCCATACCTCTGCCAATCAGAACCGCTCTCAAGCAACGAGAAATTGTTGACCTCTTCGTCATGAGCACTACTCCCACCAGCTTTGAGCACATGCGTAGGTGCGTAAATGGACTCGTATTCGTTACTATCCTCCTTCGGCTGATAATAGACGGCTTTAAGTAAGTTAGTCGGAATGAGATCGGCGATCATTAACCATCGACAGTCGGTGAGATCGGCACTCGTACACGCAGGGTCGCGTAGTACGTCTTTCGGATGACGGAACTTAACGAATGGTCCTGCGGGTTCAAGCACGTCGATCTTCTGGTCGAGTGCCATTAACTTACCCTCGACCTCCTCGATCTTCTTCATGTCCTTCGCCTTCTCTAATTCCTTAGAGAGACGAGCGATCTCCTGTAATGTAGCCTCGCTAGATGTCTCCTTATCAGTCCAACCGATCTCGATATACGACACGTTCGTTAGCGTCGTCATAATAACCGCTTTACGAACCTTCGGCTTGAGATTTACCCCAGGGGACTGCTTCTTATGGAACAGCGTGTTAATCAATCGTTCGCAACAGGTTGATATGTAGTTAGTAGCTTCATCCTGTTTGTCGTTCGGTGTAACCTCAATGTCAGGGTTCTTCGCATATGTCGCTGGAACGAGTGCAGTAACGTTGGCAAATACAATGTTCTCCGTCTCGATGTGATCGTCACCTTGTCCCGTACCCTTACGAGCCATACGCGACACGTTAGGCGATCCGAGAACCGAACTCTCCGTCGCTTGATCATTGTTATAGTAGTCGATGCATTCTTTCCACGCATCTAGGATGCCGTTCTCTTTGAGTTTAGTCCTAGCTTGGTCACGGCGAGACTTCCACAGTTTACCCATCGATTTGGCAACGGGGATTTTACTGTCGCCGATGACTCTATATGAGGGCATAAACTTCTGCGGGGCCTCTTCGCCAACTTTGATCCCACCCTCTTTCAGACTGTCAGAGATGGGACTGAAATCAACGTCCTGTTCCGCCATAGCGCCACTTCTTTCTAGAACTGTCGATGTCGTTCTCGTGCCAAAGCATGAATGTCGGGACGCTTGTACGACGAGGGTCAAGTTTAGCCACGTCGGGGACGCTGGTCAACATATACTTACTCATGTCCATCGCATGATCGTTCTTGTCCTTCGGCTTATCGTCCGTGTCACCCTTGTTATCCTTGTCCCAATAATATCCACCAACTTCGTCGATCCACCATTCCAAATTACGTGACACATAGAAGTGAGGAGCACCATACTCACCACTAAAGGGATTGCGATGAAACTTAGACAAACTAAGATAAGAACCAACCTTAACAATCCCACCAAGGATGTCGTTGTTTCCACGACGCATCTTAAGGCCGCACTTGTCGAACAGACCGGCCACGGTTTCACTAACATTGATAGAACCACCAGTACGACGGAACATATTCGGGTCGGCATAGACGTATTGATCGGGATTTACGCCCCATCGCTTCCTAATTAGCTGTATTCTCTCCGCCTGTTGAGGCAAGCTGAACTCGGGCTTGTAATAACCGTCTAAAAGTATGACATTCGCGTCATTATCGACCATCGCTAGGCCGTAGCACGAGGGATTGACGACACCGAAGTCGAAACCCTCGATAAAATTGATATTATAGTGATCGTCCATCAATCGTTCGTACAGACCGACGACATCGGAGTGATCCACCGAGTGAATTAGGTCATTATACTGCGGATAGATGAGTCCGTCATATGCTGCCCAGTGTCCTAGTAGGAACCGTTCGCGCATCTGACCAGTATAGGTGGCCTCAAGTGTCTGAATGAAGTCAGCTTCGAGCACATGGGCGTTCTCGTAGGTACTTCCCTCGATAAGATCGAGCAATACCTGCGGCTTACCATCCAAAAGTATCGGATGGCCGTCTGGAGTACGCAGACAGACGAGATCACGATTAACCGCACCAGTGTTCTTATACATATGGTAGGGGAAGATGATCTTCTTATAGAACCAATTACGTGTCGGGTTACAAGTGAGGATCATCCAACGCGGACCTGTCCTTGGCATCGTTGGATCGTCGCCAATATAAGGCGTCGAGCCACGTAAGCGGCCCTGGAGATCGAGGAAATCCTTGTAGACAATCTCCGGGTCTTCCATCTGATCCACAACGATCCAATCGTAGGTGGCCGATAACAGGTTCGACGTACCCGTATCTTCCACACGCGACTGCTGTTGGACGTATCGGAAGTTGATCGTCGTCCCATTGGTCATCGTGCAAGTGTTCGAGCCGTTGTTCGACATCGGGAACGACTTGATCCACGTCTTCGGACACCATTTAAGGAACTCCTTACGTAGCGTGTCGTTTAGCTTCGGATACGTAGCACGGGCCATGAGTCCGTTAGAGCCTGGATACGCCCGTGCGATCTCTAGAGCTTTAATACACGCGGCTGCGGTCTTACCGTTAGCGAAGCCACCACCAATGATCTGTATCTTACTACGGCTATCCATCAGCCTAGCCGACATACCACCGCGTTTAATGACGTAGTTCTTACTCATGTGAATGCGACCGGATAGATTTGAAATCTGTTGTTAACCTGCGGACCTGTACCAACATCTACCGCTACAGGAGCACCCGCATTCGTCGCCGCGGACACCCATATAAGGTCTCCTTTTAGTAGGTATTCGACGCAAGAAATATCGTAAGTATTAGCATTGATATTAGACACAGTGGTTATAAACTCCTTCACATATCGGATCAATCCTGCACGAGTCTCCATTATCGCGATGCGAAGTAATGTACCAACAGCGAGGCCAGTAAGACGCAGATCGGCCATTATCTGATAACGTGCATCATAAGGTACGGTATAGAAACCATTAGCGTAGTTTGCTACCTCATGAGGACCAATAGAAGCTACGTTATATATGATCTGTGATACTAGTGTGGCATATCCAGCATTATTAACGAGTCCGGTGTACTTAACTTGAGTGCCTTGCCACGGCGATGTATCTAGAATGGTTCTACTATTATTCTTAGCGACGAGGCCATACGAGGAGGGACTAACATTAGTATAGTGATGTGCGTCGGTAATACCGATACCTACTCCGTCGAGCGTGGTTTGATTTATATCTATGTTGATCACGTTGGGATAATTACTGAAATCGACCAGTGTACTTAACTTAGATATGTTATCGATCTCTGGACTAAGCCGATGTAGGATATTCATACGACCTTCGTTAACAGTACCGCCTGTATCGCCGAACGTTATTCCTTTAACCGGCCACGTCTCTCCCGGAGGTATCCAATAGTTACCACCTGCGTCAAGACCATCAGAGCGACGATGGTTCATTCGTATATTGCCGAAGTCGAAACCAATAAGCCCACTCACCCTAATGCCCTCACGAGGCGAGTCGAGTTCAGCCGCGACCATGAGCATCCGATAGCATGTGCCATTATTGTTAATGAAGTTAAGAGCCACTTCACTAGCACCAATACAGTCAGCGATGAAAAGGACGTTTCCTGCGCCGGTTGCTCCGTGCCACAGACCCTTACCGAATATCGCTCTAACAATTTGAAAGAAGCAACCATTAAGTAACTGGTTCTCACCCTCATTCAGTATGCAGTAATTATTACCATTATTATATTCTAACATCTCGAAGTAACAGTTGAAGACGTGATGATAATCACCAATACCACCCGAAGTAACAGGATTGCCGTCGAGGTCAGTTGCTCGATGCGGAATGTAGATTAAGCTGCCCTTGATATTCTCACCATAGATCGGCCCGAAGTGTATATCCTGCACGCCGCTCAAATATAGGCCGTGTCTGTCATCAGCAACGTGATTGGTATTGTCCCTGAATATCAATGGGCCGACGAAGCCGCCACGCACGAACTGATTTGGTGTATTGTTATAGATAGACCATATCGGTGCATTGTTAATGCCAGCAGCAATGAACTCAGCATTACCAGCGGTGAACAGTATTGGCCCTGGTACGTCTACTGGTCCCTCTTGCTGGCAATTCAGTACACACTCAGTAATAACGTGTTGCTGCGTAATCAGGCCAGGATGTCCCTCTTCCTGCATCGCATCGAAGAGAGCTTGTATGGCCTCAGTATCATTCGTGATACCATCGCCCTTTGCACCGAACATTCCTGGGATGAACGGAGCCTGCTGATTACGCTTCCATTCGTTATACGACTGGCCCTTATACTTAGCAGGGTTTCGTCGATACGGCTTTAATACCATTACAGACCCAATCGATCATGATAACTCCCACCGCCACCGCCGCCACCGCCCGCACCAGTATCGAAGCCCTCCACAACTAGGCCCATGTATAATTGCTCAAGACCAGTGGGTTGTGCATCTACAAAGGCTCCACTAGCACCCCTAGATACAGCGTAACCAGTTAGTCCGGTCGGATCACTAATGCCGTGGGCAGAGTTCGCATATGTCTTAGTAGTTACCGAAACACTTGATGCCGTGGTCGATTTCATGGCAGCAACGATAGGAGTATTCGCAGGGACATCCAGTGGTGGGACTGACTTGAAACCCCAACGATTTACTGCTGATGTTATAGTATTCCCATCCACGGCGATACTTCTCTGAACTAACGGCGTAGCTGTCAGAGGATCGGTGTATAGGCTAAGTGTGAAGTCTCCAGCAGCAGTAATACTGCCATAGATACCCTTAATCCGCATAGGGAAAGGCATAACAAACAGTTGGCCATATTCTCTCGGCGTAGAGACGTTCGTCACTGCTCTATTTTGTATCGACGAGAACACATCACCATAATCGATGTAACCGAGCGCACCGTCAGCGAACGAAATGATTATGTTCGGTATGAGCGTCATTGCAGCGAATGTAGATGGGGCGGTATATGTCGTCCCTTGTGGCCCGAATGGACTGCCGCCAGCAGACAACCCAGTTAGTGCAAGTGTATCTGTGCCACCACGTACTAACATCTGAACAAAGACTGCAACCATATCACCGGGGGTTATGAGCATACTTCCAGTGTCTGGCACAATGGTGGCCCATGTAGAATTAGGCCAACCAGCAGAAGTCAAGAATGTCTTTGAAGCTAGGGCCGTCATAATGTTGCCGACCATTGGCGGACGCGCAGGAGGGCCAGCAGCTAAGTCAACATTACCAATACCAACGCGTGCCTGCGTAGTCCCATCGACTATTGTACTTGAGCCAGTACGAAACTGAATTGACGACGCGCCGCTTGTATTTATAGTATGTGCGGCATTATCAGACGTTTGTACCTGCCCGAAGAAACATAGAGCTTTCTCAAGAGCGTCTACGTTCGCATTGGTCGATTGTGCCCCGTTCAAGGACGCAACCATAGGCCCCAGCAACATTCTGGAGCCGCCAGGAGTGCTTGCGAATGCCATTAGTCGATTGCTCCAACTAAACCAGTTG